CTCCGGGTGAACCGAATACGCAACGTGGATCTGAAAACCCAAAGCTGTAACGCTCACGGGCCTTATAACGCATGTTTCCTGTATCAAAATCAGCTTCCATGTTTGTACGCATTGGAGAGCGATCAAAATGCTTGAAACCGTTAGGTGCATCAGTTTTAAGAAAAAATGCATCTGGGTCTGTCAAGAAATGGTTAATAGTATAACCTTCTGGAAGCATACCCATATTACGGAGTGCGTTAATATCGTTGTCAGATGTGCCAACCCGCAGAGTCGATTCCAACAAACGATCTGCAACAAATTGCAGTTGTGGTGGAACGATCAGCTTCATGCCACGTAGAGCAACGATCATATTGCGCTCATCAACAAACGTTGAAATGTCGATAAGTGCGTTTTCAAGTGAAGTTTCGTTCAAATCAGCAGCAGTTGCGGGTTCATTACGAAATGTGCCACCACCAGATAGTGGGTGATCTGTTGCACAAAGTTCTTTACCGTCACCACCGCCAAAATTTGCATCGAAAGCGTTGTTAAGAACAGACGCAGCTTTAACTTGCTTTGTGTGCGCCATTGAACGTGCAAGGGCACGTGTATAACGCTGACCAAGACGGTCATACAAGTTGTCTTCTACAGCCTCTTCAGTTAGTGCAAACGCAAGCGCAACTGTTTCGTGTGTGTAACGAGCAGTATATGCTTCATTTGCGTCATCAAACTGTACGCCTGAACCTTCTGACTTTGTTGGAGCGTTTCCAAATCCGACCAACATTACTTCTTCTTCAAATGCACGGTCCGAAGACTCAGTATCAAAGATTTCTGTATGCTGTTGTTCGTATCGGGAGTATTCCATTCCAAACAATGCGTTTAGGCCCGGCTCAAGTTCTTTAACGAGTTGTGCGCGTGATATAGCCATAACTCAATATCCTCCTTATGCCAAGCCAGCGGTTCCACCGCTGTACAAGTGGTTGTTGATTTTGACGATCACGTTAGTGTTCGCCGATGAAACATCGTTATTCTCAGGATCTTGAGAAATGTCGATTGCTTTTAGCGGTAAGGTTGTTACCGTACTATCCGCAGTTCCTACTTCTAACTCAATGCGAGATTTACCAGATACGGTATCTCCTGCTGTTGCTAGAATATCGTAGTTACCGCCCAAGTCTGCTACTGGAAATGCAGCATCAGCTTGTATTTCAAACGTTGCGCTCGGACAATCTATGACAGTAGCCATAATGTCAGAAGCGTTTGTGTTTGCGGGATAGTCATTAGAAAATGTTGGCTTATTCGTAGTTGGATCTGTGTATGAACAGCCGTTAAAAACGCCTAGAATCAAACCAGTACCACCTGCAGCAACACGCTCAATACCACCACCTGTTACCATAGCAACTAAGTCACCTTGGAAGATAGAAGTATTATAATTAGCAGCTATCCGATAACGATTTTGGTGCTGCGAACTAATGCTTGTCCGTGCAGGACGAAGGCCAAAAGGGGCATCATCATTTGCCATCTTTAATCTCCATCATTGTTTTTGCGTCCAAAAGAAACGCTAGATTTACGTTGTGCTGCCATTTTAGGCATAGCAGCGTTGTTTTCTCGCATCCAATCACGATCAACGGCTTCCATTTGGTTTTGCGTAACCCCTTGGTAGTGCTGTTTACGTTGATCTGCTATTTCTGTAGGAACACGGGCAAGAATAAGACCACCAACGCCGATAACACCTGCGTTGCGCCCTTCATCTACAGTGGGATATTCTTCATCAGGATAATCTTCTGCGCGAACAAGTTCATATCCTTCTTGTCGTCTTTTATGGACGTTAGTTTTGTCATCGAACTCCATTACGGATTCACGAATCCAACGATGTTTATAACCCAACGGGGGTTCAGGAGCGTCTAAGGCACCACCGGGCTTCCAGACTTGACGCTCTTGGCGTTCTCGCGTGTCTGTTTCGCGTGATGTACGGTTTGCCATTTTAATTTCTCCTGTTTTCTAGCTTTGCCACTTCTTGCGCGTATTTTTCAAGCGGTATATTTAACTTGTTCGCAAGAGAGACTTGGCCTTTGGTCAATTCGACCTGTTTTTTACGTCCAGATTTAACGGTCCGACTTGTGTCAGATGCAGGAGTGACAGACTGAACGCGCTTATCACTCTGAAATTTATGAGGCATTTCTTGACGCATACGGCGATCAATTTCGCGGTAATAATCATCTGAAGATGGGCTATACCCCTCTTCAGCGACAAGAACTTCATGTATTGCCCTAGCCGTAGCAGACATAATTTTATCACCCTGTGGTCCAAACCAAGGGTTTTTGTCCATCCACGACTCTAATTTATCATCACGC